CTCTCTTCTGTAAGCCTGATCACAAAATAATCCTTGTTTTATACCTAAGTTATTGTGTATTAAGGAGATACTATGGATTGGAAGGGAATGTATGAGGCAGCCTTGGAACGGGTTAAACAACTCAATAGAGATGTTTCTCTCCTGGAAGCAATCCTAAGATCATATCTACCTATAGTCGAAAAGGATAAAGATGAAAAGAGATGAGTGGTTTCAATGTGTAAGATGGATAAACCTAGCAATAGGGTTTTACAATATATATTATTATGTTGGATATGGGTCATGGCCGATGCTGTGTCTTGGTGCTCTGAATATAGGGGCGTGGGTGTTTACTCGCAAGCCTTTAATATCAGTGCCGAAGATAAAGGAGAAATCACCTACTTCCTAATATATGTATTTTTTAGTGAAATAGGGAAAAAGCTTGACAATAACTATACATGTCCTGTATATTGTGGTGTAGATCATAAACATAGAAGGAAGTGTACAGATGAAGAGGAAATATACTATGAAGCAGCTAAGGAATTACATAGATCAGCTGTTTCTAATGATAGAAAACAATCAGAGAGCTATCTACGATCTGAGGGAGGAATTAGGATCGAGTGCACAGATTGAAAGTAAATTTTCTAAATTTGTTAAGTACTTTAAAAACATGAAGTTAAAGCTTAAAAAAAAGTCTTGATTTTGGTAAATAAACCTAGTAATATAGTGGGTGTTAACTAGATAACAATATAAGGGGTTATAATGAAAGTTTATAAACTGAAGATTATGTTTGATCCTGAGACTGAAGAAGTAGAGTATATTGAGGAGACAGTTGACACTGATGACCCTACAGGAGCAGAGGATATGTTTCACTATGCTGATGTTGAACTGGCTGATTACTTTGATGAAGAACAGTTGAAGATGATAGGTGGTTCTTATAATATTGGTATAGCTTAGCAAGCGTCCCTAAAGGGACTTAACTATATATTAGGTACAAATATGAAAAAAGGACACCATACGTGACCATATAATAAAAAGCCTCATCCAGTTAGGGAGAAGCATACTAAAAAAGGTGGTGACAAAGTTCATGGGAGTGAGACTCCTAATTTTTACTACAATTTCCCAAAGAACTCTTATAAAGAAGGTAAATGAGAGTTTATAGGGTCAATGGAATTGAACATAAAGTTTATGACCCAGATGATCCCATTCCAGACAGACTAATTGTTCAGTCTAATTGGAGAGAAGGGAAAGCAGGTGAGTGGGTTAAATCTGATGACGATTGTGTCATCCAGGTGCTAAGACGAGGAAGTATGTCAAAGCCAAAAGGAAGGAATAAGATCAGAGAGTACATAGGGACCTGTACAGGGACTTTCCCTATTGGTGATTCAGTCAAAATGGACACCTCTCGCAGAGTGAACATATACTCATTCGGAGGTAGTAAAAAGGCTGACGATATTCTCTTGGATCGGACCGTACTCTCAAAGCACGAAGAGATGTTCGTTCTTTATCTAGCATCTGGTATGGCAGCAGAGGATGCTTATGTGAAAGCTTTTCCTACTAAGAATAGGAATTATGCAAAGTTAAAGTCTGGGCACTTAGTAAGAACTGAAAGGATTAAAACAGCTATGAAAGAAGAATTGAAACCAGTTTGTGAGAAGTTAGGAGTAGATCCTGAATCAGTTATAAAAGGAATAAAGGATAAGGCTGACTATGCAGATAAGGATGAAACTCAATTAAAAGCATTATTTAAACTCAGCGACATCCTAGATCTCGAGGATAAGAACCAAACAAAAGTGACGCAGGTCACAGGTGCACTCTTCCAGGGATTCTCAGAAAAGATGTTAGAAGAAGCTGAAAGACCACAGATAGAAGAATAATGGGTAAATGGCAAGAAGAGAAGGATAAGTTAGATAAGAAGAAGGTTCTCATATTTGCTGAGAGTCCTGAAAAAACTTATGAAGAAACTCTTTTAGACCTTCCTCGTGAAATAACTACAAGAACAAGGCCTGATACAAAGATTGGACCACTTACTATTGCTAAAGATAATCTACTTCCTTTTATTTCAGACGATGAAACTAAAAAACTCTATGAAGATATTGTAGGATATTCTGATACTTCTGGAAACTATACAATCCCAAATCTAGAGCGTAATATAAGTGAGCAGTTATGGAAAGATAATCCAAATATGACTGGTGATCAGGAAGATGAGTTATTTGATGAAAGGGCTTTACATGCTTACAATACTCTAGGAACTTTAATGGGCCCTAGTATAGAATGGTGGAATCCATCCGCTAAAGATTTTCCAGAAGATTTAATGAGACCAGATCCCGATAAAGATGACTTTACAGGTCAGGCTAATTGGTGGAAACAATCCTCTGGTCCAGATACAGATGTTGCAGTTGTTCCTTTTAGGGGTAGAGAGGAATTAGATGCTGAGCTTAAAAGATTAATAGATGAAGGCTATTTAAGTACAGATGCTGATGCGGAAAATGTTTCTGCTATCATGATGGGTCATTATGGTGACGAGGGTACATATGGTGGTGTAGGTCCTTATGAGTTTAATGCAGTGTGGGATAAAAACTTTATTTCAAATAAAATTGATGATGTGACGTTAGGTTCTTGTTATATGGCAGACAATCCTCTTGCTTGTAAGTCTTGGGCAGAGGCTACAGATGCTCCTACTACATCACAGCATAGTGCCTCTTGGGGAACTGGATCTATAGGTGAAGATGTTTCAAATCCAAATCTCCCTATATGGGATAGAGTTTTAACTAAAGGGGTTCCAACAACCACTTATGATGCTACAAAAACATTCAGTACTTCTGATGATGTTGGAATAGAAATGCCAGATGCTTCAACTTGGGAAGATGCTACAAAACAATTTATGGTTGGTTCTGATAGTGTTTCTGGAACAGCAGGAGAGATGGGTGATATACTCAGAAAATTTAGTATAAAAAATCCAGATGTAGATATAAATAGGCTTTTATATCTTTCTTATGAGAGAGCTAAAAATCAATTTAAAAACAAATCTATAAAAAAACCAGGCAGTGAAGATTTTTGGATGAATAGATACTTTAAAGAAGATTTAACTCGTTCTTTATCAAAACTTCATAAAGAAAAGCATGGAATAAGTGGAAAATATTATATTGATTAATAAAGGAGAATAAAATGCCAACAGTAGGTAAAAAGAAGTTTGATTATGGTCCAGTGGGAATGTCCAAAGCAAGAAGGGAAGCAAATGCGACAGGCAAACCAATGGTACAGCAACCTAATTATCAAGGTGGTGTTGCACCGATTAACCCAAATGCAAATCCAAATCAAGGAGCGGTAAATAACTTTATGAACCAGAATGCTATTGGTAATCTTGCAGATGGTGGAAATATGAATCCTAATCAGCAAGATGTATCTAAATTGCAGAATGGTCTTAATTTTCTAAATAAAGGTCGTCCTGGTTATACTCCACTTAAAGTGGATGGTCAGATGGGTCCTAAGACTCGTGGTACTGCAGATATGTATCTTGGTCGGAATCCTAGAACTTAGTGATTAAACTTATCGTACTTTCCGTACTGCTTAATGCAGGAGAGATATACGCTACCCTTCCAGATGATACGAAAATAGAAGCTAGAAGGCGTGGTGGTAAGGGAAATAAGAAGCGTAGACGTGGTGGTAACGGTCTTAGATAATGGCTAATATTAATACACAAGATGTATCAAAAGCAGAAGAAGCATTACAGCTTGCTAAATATGATATGATAGCATTTGGTAAGTTATTCCTGCCAGATGATTTTATGAGATCTGAAACTCCCTTCTTTCATTATGAAGTAGCGGATGCAGTTATGGATTATGATTATAGACAGCTTGCAATAGTATTGCCTCGTGGTCATGGTAAGACAGTATTAACTAAATGCAGTATTATGCATGATTTCTGTTTTACTACAGATCCACTATTCTATGGATGGGTGGCAGCATCCAGTAAAATTTCAGTACCAAACTTAGATTATATTAAATATCACATAGAATTTAACGATAAGGTTCGTTATTACTTTGGTGATTTAAAGGGTAAAAAATGGACGGAGGACGACATTGAACTTAAGAATGGCTGCAAACTCATATCTAAATCAAACTTATCAGGTATTAGGGGAGGGGCTAAGCTCCATAAGAGATACGATCTTATTGTTCTTGACGATTTTGAAGACGAGAATAATA